GTACGCTCGCTCAACAAGATTGAGCCTGGCTTGCGTAAACAATTCGCAGCCCGCGCCACCGAAATCGCCCAGCCCGCCATCAGTGAAGCACAGACCCGCTACCAGCAGTTAGGTGTTCCGCTGTCCGGCATGGAGCGCAACTGGACTAGCAAAGGTCGCAAAATCTTCCCGTTCAGCGTAAACAAAGCCGTTCGTGGATTGAAGGTACGCGTCGAAGGCGACCGCCGTAAGACCAGCGTGATTCTGATCGAGCAGCGTGACGTGGCAGCTGCAGTCTTCGAAGGTGCAGGTCGAGCCAACCCAAACAGCCTCGGCGACTCGCTCGGGCCGTTACCAGCTAACCGCACACGCATCCTCGGCCCTTCACTTTTCAAGCATCGTCGCGGAGTTGAAGAAGAAATGACTAAGGCTGTGCTAGAAGTGGTGCATCTCGTAAACAAGGAACTCAAATAATGGCTATCAGTATTCCCATCATCAGCGAGTTCGTTGGCGACGGCATTGAAAAAGCCCGCAAAGAGTTCAAGCAACTCGAGACCGCTGGCGAGAAAGCCCAGTTCGCTATCAAGAAAGCAGCCGTGCCTGCAGCTGCCGCGCTCGCTGGTGTCGGTGCTGCATTGTTTGACGCCACGAAGGGCGCTATCGAAGACGCGGCCGCACAGGATTTACTTGCCAACAACCTTCGCAAAACCACGTTCGCTACCGACCAGCAAATTGCCGCCGTCGAGGATTGGATTTCTGAACAAGGCAAATTGCTTGGCATTTCCGACGACCAGCTTCGTCCGGCCTTTCAGCGTTTGGCGAGAGCGACTGGCGACATCACAGAAGCCCAGAAACTAGCCACGCAGGCTATGGACATCAGTGCCGCCACAGGTAAGCCGTTAGAAGCCGTCATAGGCGCGCTGGAGAAGGCTTACGGTGGCAACTTGACAGCCTTGGGTCGTCTCGCCCCTGAGTATCGTCAGCTCATCAAGGACGGCTCCACGTTTGACGAGGTCATGGGCCTGATTGCTAACACAACCGGTGGCGCAGCAACCGAGGCGGCCAACACGGCAGCAGGTCAGTTCAAACGAATGCGACTGGCGCTGGACGAAACGAAAGAATCCGTCGGTGCAGCCTTGTTGCCTGCTATTGAGGCAATCCTGCCGTACCTCACCAAGTTTGCTACTTGGGCGTCAGAAAACCCCAAGGCGTTTCTGGCGGTTGCTGGTGCTATCGCCGGCATCTCGGCCGCAATCATCGCGCTCAACTTCGCACTAGCAGCCAACCCCATCACCCTCATCGCCATCGGCATCGCCGCAGTCGTGGCGGCACTAGCCGTCGCGTATGTCCGCTTCGAAGGCTTTCGCAAGGTAATCGACAGCCTGTTTGGGGCTATCAAGTGGTACATCACCAACGTCACAATTCCAGCGTTCCAACTGATGTTCAGCGTTGTCAAGACAATCTTCAACGGCATCGCAAAACTCTGGAACAACACCTTCGGCAAACTGTCGTTCAAAGTGCCAGGCTGGGTGCCAGGCATCGGCGGCAAAGGCTTCGAAGTGCCCGACATCCCAATGCTCGCCAACGGTGGCATCGTCACAGGCCCAACGCTTGCACTGATCGGTGAAGCAGGCCCAGAAGCAGTCGTCCCACTCAATCGCATGGGACAAATGGGTGGCGGCAACAACGTCACGATTCATGTAAACGGTGGCGACCCACAAGCTGTCGTTGACGCCCTTCGACGCTACTACCGCCAGAACGGCCCGCTACCTGTCGGGGTTAGTTACTAATGGCTAATGCGGACACCATTGTTGTAAACGCTGAGCGTATTACCGGCACCACTGCGGCGCTGTCAAACATTCAGTCGTTCACATTGAACAGCGGTCGCCGCAACATTGACGACAACTACCGCGCTGGCCGCGCCACGTTGATCGGTCGCGTACCGTCAAGCCTTCCCACATTGGCGCTAGACGATTACATCCGAATTACACTGCAAACCAAAGTGGGTGGCGTAAACGGCTCCGCAATTACCTACGACTTACGCGTCACGGATTTAGAAATTGAATACGGCACCGTGGCGGCAGCCGACACTTGGACAATCACACTCGAAGACGCTTTCGGTCTGCTAGGTCGAGCGCTGGTGTCCTTGTCCGTTTCCGCTGGAACCTTGACGACTACAGCTGCGGAAGACGTCTGCGAACAGATTCCCGAAATAGGGTTTTTCGCGCCAGGCACAGCAACCACTACCAAAACCAACGCCGCCACATTTACAGACGCCAACGCGCTTGATGCGTTTCAGACATACGCAAATACCGAGTGGGCGTTCGTTTTGGCTAACGGCAACGGCATCCGCTGGTTTACTCGTAATTCATGGGTGCAAACCGCTCAGACAATTACCTTTGCTGACAACGGCACAGGCGACTTGGAGTATCAGACGCTTACCTTCAACAGCTTGTCCGAGGCTATTGCCGACAAGGTTGTTGTAAACGTTCGTGGCGGCTCACAGTCGACCGCTGGTACCGGTGCAATTGGTTTGGAGATTGACTCTTACAGCGAGTCGGCATCTGAGGCCACCAACCTGGCTAACTATGTGAAAGCGGTGTTTGACAACGACACGCCGACGCCGTTCCAGTTGTCTTATCAGCTGACGAAACAGGACGACTTCAACTGTTTGGTTCCTGTGGATCCGAACTACCCGAAGAAGGTTGTTTTGACTTTGCGCGGGTCGTCGTATACGGCGTTTGTTCTGGGTTTTGGCTTGTCGGCTAACCCTGACATGGTTCGCGCCACATTGTATTTATTGCCTGCTAATGCGGTGGAGTTTTTGATTTTGGATGACGCCACTTTCGGCAGGCTTGATTTCAACAAGTTAGGTTATTAGTTATGAGTTTTCCTTCGTTTACAACTGGCGAGGTTTTGACAGCTGCCGACATGAACGCTGTCGGCCTGTGGCTAGTCAAGACACAAACAATTGGCACGGCTGTTGCGACCGTAAACGTAACCTCGTGCTTTAGCTCGCAGTACGACAATTACCTGATTTCCCTTGCCGATGTAGATGCCACTGTCGGTGGCGGCGTCATCTACGGCAAATTGTTAGTTGGCACCACCCCGCAAACTAATGGTTGGTACGGCAACACATTTTTTGTCGCTGCAGGTGGCGCAGGTTCTTTGTCTAATGCGACCGTTTCTAATGCGTCTACTTTTGAGATTTGTTGCATGACAAACACGACCAATCACAGAAACTCAGGCGTTTGTGAGATTCAGTCGCCAAACTTGCCACGTCAAACAAGAAGCCAATACACCAACGCCGACGATTATTATTATCGCACTGGTGGATTCCATCTAAGCAACACGACCCAATACGACGGTTTGCAGATTTTGCCATCCAGCGGAACTCTTACTGGTGGCACTATCCGTGTTTACGGTTACAGGAACTGACAATGGCAAAACCACTAATTCAGACAGACAATCAAGTACGCGAAATGACGGACGAGGAATACCAAGCTCTGCTCGACTCAGGTTGGACAGCAGATGCGCCGGTTACTGATTCCCCTAGCGACCCTGCTTAGCGCTTTCATCGGATCACAGGTCAGCGCAGACGCCACAGGACGCGTCTTCACCTGCCACGCCTCAGCACAAGACACATGGCAAATGACCCAACCCCAAGAACACGCCGACGATGGCTATTGGCCCACATGGTCAGACTGCCTCGCTTGGCGTAACGGCGACCCGGGCCCCGAATACATCTGGTCGTATGGTCAACCCAACACAGTGCCCACAACCACCACAGAAGCGCCTACAACAACCGTAGAGCCGACCACGACCACTGAGGCGACCACCACGACTACGACTGTTCCTCAGCCGCCTCCGACCGAACCACCAACAACCACGACCACCACAACCACGTCAACCACAACGCTGGCACCAACCACAACAACCGTCGCACCGACGACTACCTACCAGCCGACCACTAGCGCACCGATACCGAGCACTACACAGACCACTGCTATTCCGATTGAAACCACCACATCCGTCGCCACAACCACGACCATACCTGAAACCACAGCCACGACCGTTCCAAGCGACCCACGCATTAGGCAAGCAGCTGCCGTCATCGGCGGTGAACTAGCGCCAGGCGTGACACCACAACAAGCACAAACCGTTCTCGTCATCTCCATGGTGACAACGGCACTCTCCACTCGAAGGACTCTCAAATGAAAGAAGAACTCAAAGCGTTACCGCTGACCCTGCTCGGGTCGTGGTACGTCATCATCACCCTCGGCGGGTCTACACGATCTGCAGCAATCTGGGGCACAGCAATCGCACTTGCTTTACACTTAGCTTTAGCAGCAATCTCAAAGGATTCAGAATGAAACTCACAACCGTCATCGCCCGCATACTTGCAGTATTCGGCACATCCGCACTCTCCGCCCTCGCAGGCGGTGCCATCCTCGGCGTTGACCTAGCCAAGGCTGCCGGTATGGCTGGCTTTATGGCCACAGCCACCGTGCTCGAGAAGGTGCTCCGCTCGTACTACGAAGACGGCGTCCTCACAAAGGAAGAGCTGGACAACGCGCTCGGAGGCAAGAAGTGATTCTGTCAACCGCTCAGTACAGCGTTAGCGCCACACCAGTACGCGTCGTCGCATCTAACGAAGTCGGCCGCCACGTTTACATCAACTGCACCACCAACAGTGATTTCTACATCGGGCCAACCAACGCAGTCAGTAGCACGACAGGATTCTTTGTAGCCAAGACCGCTGCAGACCTGATGATCCAAATGGACGCCAACGACGAACTCTGGGCCGTCATGGCCAGCGGAACGCACACCGTTTCCGTGCTGCAGGTCACGCTCTAATGGCTCGCAAATACCCTTTCTACCCGTCATGGAACGGACGCAAAGCCTCACCCGTGCTCGAGCAGTTTGTGAAAAACATGGGTGCCCGCTGGAAGTTCAAAAACCTCGGCATCTACGCAAACCGCACAATGCGCGGCTCCGAAAACCTATCCGTACACGCCACAGGCTGGGCCTGCGACATTGGCTACACAGACCGCAAAGTTGCTGTGGCGGCATGGGACTGGCTTATCGCCAACACTAAAGAGCTGCGCATTGCTGAGATTCACGACTACGCCTACAAAGACCCGAAGCAGTCGAAGGCGTGGGGTCGTGGCTACCGGTGCTCGCGTGGCGAAGGCGTCAAAGGCATCAAGGTGTTCACAGCTGACGACAACGCCGGCACACCAGGCGGTAAATGGTTGCACGTTGAAATTGAAAACACATGGAAATCTGCCGAGGAGTTTCAAGCCGCTTGGAAGGCAATCCCTCGGCCATAGAACGCCGTCTATCCGCTTGGACACGGTGACGGCTAGAGGGTGGGGGTGCAGGTTTCTCCCCGCTCCCACCCTCGCCCCCCTAAATGCTTGACTTTGTGTTTACAGTTGTTTACGGTGACGGTGTCGCCAAGGACAAGGAGAAACAATGACAACATTCGACGACCTGCCACTGTTCCGTAGCACAGATCCAGAAGGTTCTGTAAACGGGGCAAAGCACATTAAGCTAAAGCGCACCAGCCAAGCGATGCGCCTGCTGGCTATCTACGCCCAGAACCCAATCATGGGTCTCACCGACGAAGAAGCATCATCACAAGCTGGCATTGTGCACGGCTGGAAGCGTTGCTCCGATTTACGCCGGCTCGGCCTCATTGAAGATGCCGCCACAATGCGTCAAACCTCGTCAGGGGTGCTCGCTATGGTCTGCCGTATCACCCAGACAGGCTTGGAGGTTGTCAAGTGAAACTTGTAATCGACATTCTCTATGTCAGCATGACTATCGGCTTCGCCATTTTGGGTGTCAAGCTTGTCCGCGAACTATACGAAGACCGCGACCGGTGATACCTGTTTACGGCTGGCTTCCGTTATGGTCGGAAGATAAGAAACTATTGGTGCAGGTGTTTACATCTGCTGAAGGCCTGATCGAGCGAGTGACTGTCAATCACAGACTGTCGCCAAACTCGCCGTGGGGGCCGTCTATCGAGGTCACAGAGGATTGTTCAAACGAATCATGTGTCTGACACTTATTTCCACAATGTTTACAGTTGTGCCGGCTAACGCCTACGGCGAA